AGATATTACCAATGAATACATATCAGTTGGTGAATCTATTAAAAGTATTATTAAAGTATTTCCTATAGATTCAACATCTGGAAATATTAATATGTTTGATGTAAGATATCAATTAAGATTAAATGATATATTTGATTTGAGCAAACAACAGCTTTCAGGCTATACTGGAGCAATGCAACACTTGAGTTTAATAGAAAATTTATTTAATCAATCACCTTCATTTAGATTTAATAGACATTCAGATAAAATTTATCTTGATATTGATTGGGATAAAGAATTAACTGTTGACAAATACTTATTATTTGAATGTTATAGAGCCGTAGATCCAGAAGACTTAACTGATGCATATAATGATCTTTGGTTAAAGAAATATGTAACAGCAATATTTAAAAGACAATGGGGATCTAATTTATTAAAGTATGAAGGTATGCAATTGCCTGGTGGAACAACATTAAATGGTAGACAAATTTTTGATGATGCATCCACAGAAATACAAATGTTAGATGATGAAATTTTTTCTAAGTATCAATTACCTGACGATTTTATAGTAGGATAAAATGAAAACATTTAAAACTTTTATAGAAAGACCTGAGTTCTGTGACGTTCCTGGTGGGGTTAAAAATCCAGCTCTTAAAGCACGTTGTTCGGAACCAGAAAAACCTAAAAGCGCGCAGCTTGCTCCAGATATTAGATCAAAAGAATTGAAAGATAAAAAAGATAAATGGAAAAAATTAGGTTTAACCACTAAAGAACAACAAGAGCTCGAAGTAAAATGAAATCATTTCAAGAATTTTCTGAAAGAATAATGAATACAAAACAGCAAGTCGATCAAATGAATCATTATTGGAAAGATCTTGACCACATGGCTTCTGATGAACGAAAAAAGAAAAGCATGCAAAGCCGATTCGGTATCAAAAATATCAAAATAGATAAAGGAAATATTGTATCGTTTGAATCAGTTCAAGAAGGATTATTTTCAGATAATATAAAAATATCACCACCAAAGGCTGATGTTGATCGAGCAAAAATGTATCTTGATGCGTGGAATTCTGATGTTGAATGGGATGGAGATTCTTTTGAAGTTGATGAGGGAGATTGGACTAATGATCTAAGTTCTAAATTATCATATATGTCAGGAGATCCTAAATGGGAATGGAGTAAACATCCTTCAAATTGGAAAAAGACAGCATGAAAACATTTCAAGATTTTTTAGATGAAGAAATTAATTTGCCTATAGAAGTTGGTGATATTGTTCTTGGTGGAAAATTTAAAAATAGAAGAATAGAAGTAAAAGAAATTGGTGAAAATGAAAAGGGGGATATTACTATTAATGGAAAATCGATTCTAAGAATTAGAGTGACGGACGAAAAGGCTGACGATGCCAGTAAGTAATTATTTTCAAAAATTTAGTCATACAAATGAACAAAATCTTCTTGAAGATTTAATGGTAGAAGCTATTCAAATTTATGGTCACGAAGTATCTTATTTGCCTAGATCAAAAAATAATGTAGATAATATATATGGTGAAGATCCTACCTCAACTTTTAATTCAGCAGTTCCTATAGAAATGTATATTAAAAATACGGATGGGTTTGAAGGTGAAGGAGCATTTGTTGGTAGGTTTGGATTAGAGATTAGAGAACAAGTAACTTTTTCTGTTGCAAGACGTACTTGGGCAGGAAAAGGTTTATCTTCTAGGCCGCTTGAAGGAGATTTAATTTGGTTTGATATGACAAAAAAGTTATTTGAAATCCAATTTGTGGAACATCAAGCCGTTTTCTATCAAGCAGGAAAACTTCCAGTTTATGATTTAAGTTGTGAATTGTTTGAATATAGTTCTGAAGATATTGATACAGGTGTTACTGCAATAGATGCAGTGGAAGTTGAAAACGCATATTCAGTAGAATATCCATTTTCGAGTAATTCAGGACTTTTTACAACAAACGAAACTATTACCGGTGCTAATTCATACGCAACTGGAGAAATATTACAAATTCAATCTACTGACTCCGGAAATATTTTAAGAGTTACAAATATTGTTGGTACTTTTAGTGCAACTGAAACAATTACAGGCAGTACTTCAGGAGTGACAGCAACATTAGGTGCTACATCAACAGAATTTGCTGGTGATACAACTGCTAATAATCAGACAATACAAACAGTTGCTGATGGTATTATAGACTTTAGTGAAGGAAATCCATTTAGTGAAGGAAGTTTTTAATGTTAGGACAGTATTGGTATCACGGATTAACAAGAAAATATGTCTCAATTTTCGGAACGCTTTTTAACGATATTTATATAATGCGTAAAAATAGTTCCGATAATGTAATAGAGACAATAAAAGTACCTTTAGCGTATGGGCCTAAACAAAAGTTTATGACCAGAATAACAGGTGATGCTAATCTAGACAAAAAGGTGGGGATGCAATTGCCGAGGATGGGTTTTGATTTGACTTCCATGTCATACAGTCCCGAGAGAATGTTGCATCCCCTTAACCAAAATAAAGCTATGTGGAAAGGGCAGTTAGGGGTTGTTAGAAGCCCAGTTCCATATGATTATGCTTTTACATTGTCTTGTTTTGTAAAGAACGCAGATGATGGAACACAAATAGTTGAACAAATATTACCATTTTTCAGTCCGGATTTTACAGTAACTATAAACGCTCTTCCAACAATGGGAATTAAAATAGATCTTCCTATTGTTTTAAATGGTGTTAATTTAGAAGATTCATATGAAGGGGACTATCAATCACGAAGAGCAATAGTTTGGACTTTAGATTTTACAATTAAAGGTTATTTGTATCCAAATATTAAAGGTAAAGGTTTTGGTGACGGTAGCGATAACGTACCAACCGGTTTAATACGTACATCAATTATTAACTTTCATATATTACCACATAGAGATCCAGATTCAATAGAAATTGATAGAATTATATTAGAATCAGATACTGGTTTTGGAAAAGGTAGGGATGAATTATTAAATGAAGATAATTCTAAATTTATGTTAGAATCAACAAGAACAGATATTAATGCAGCTTTAGTAAAGTCAAGATATACAACTACGGTTGGCCCTGAATTGAATCCAGGAGATGATGATTACGAACCAACAGAAACAAGGGATTTCTTTGCAGAAGGACTTGAATGGGATCCTGCAACCGGTATTGATACATACGGTGGCACATTAGATATACAATCATTCGGTGGTACAAATGAGTAAAGATAAAATGGAAAATTATAAAGTGATTGATAAACAGGTTGATCCAAAATCAGTAGATGTAAAATTAGATAAGGTATTTGAAATCGCACCGGTGCCCCAAAATCAACCTGTTAAATATAAGACACCTGATAAAACATATGATGATACAGATACTGATTTTCAGTATGCACGTGAAAATATATATAGTATAATAGAGAGAGGGTCTGACGCCATGGAGGGCTTACTTGAAGTTGCTAAGGAAACAGAACATCCTAGAGCATATGAAGTAGTAGGTCAGTTTATTGATAAGTTAACAAATGCCAGTAAAGAATTAATGGGATTACATAAAACAAAAAAAAGTATGTCGGATGAAGTATTAGGATCTCCTCAAAATGTCACTAATGCACTATTTGTAGGAAGCACAGCTGATCTTCAGAAGTTACTGAAACAGAAATCCAAGGAGATTTGATGGATTCACTTTTTAGTGCAGTCAATTTGACAATGTTTGGAATTATATTATTCTCTTCATTGTTCATATTTTTATTCAATTATAGACACGATAATAAAGACAAGTATCAAAAAAATATTATTTTAATATTATTTGATCTTTTTATTAATATGGGTATGTCTGTTACCGGTTATATTTTAATATGGCTGGTATTTGAAAACGTTCCTCAATTAGCTTCATATAATACATATAAATTTCCAATAGGATATTTATTTGGACTAACTTCTAATATAAGTATTCCAATTGTATTAAAGTGGTTTACATCAGAAATCACTAAAAAGTTAAAAGGCGTATCAAAAGAAGGGATTGATTGATGGCACAAAAATACAAAGACGAAGAAAGACAAACAGAAGGAAAATTTGAACCGGTAAAAGAAATTGAAATAGAAACTAAAGATTTAGTAGTTTCTAGTAAGATATGGATTTATGTTATAATTGGATTATTGTTTTATTTAATTTTTCTAGTGATTCCAGATATAGATGAAAAAGTTACATGGATGGAAAAAGACCTTAATTCTGTATTAGTACAATCAGAAAGATTTAAAAAGGGAACTAGAGTTTTTGCGAAGGATAATCAATGTGCATCGTGTCACTTGAGTCCAGATTATCTTCTTCATAATCTCTTAATGAAATATCCAAGTTTTTCTGATATTAAAGCATTCATGTTGGTTGGACATCAGAGATATTATACTATGACCGCCCCTATTGCAGATGAGGAATTGTTAGCAATTTATCGGGCACTACAATGATCATGATAGGCAAACTTGTTGCATCTTTAATTTGGGCATTTTGGATGATGGCAATGTCTTCTGTTGAAGGACAAGACAATAAGTCTATGCCAATGATGGATCATAGTAAGATGACATTGGCTGAAATAGAAGAAGTCAAACAGATGGTAATAGATAAGGAGAATGCTCCAAAACCAGAATATATCCCAACGTATGGTACAACATTCAATCATGTGATAGAAAGAGGATATGTCATTTGTGGTACTAATGATGAGTTTCCTGGCTTCTCGCAAGAAATATGGAGTACTGAAGATGGTAGTAACCT